CGAACTCGCCAAGAACATGCTCGGCGTGTCCGAGCAGTCCATCCAGTACGCGGCCACCGGCGACACCACCGCCCGCCTGGCTCGGGCCAGCCACGACGAAGCCGTCAACAGCCACCAGGCCATCAGCGAGCAGGTCAACGCCTCACCCGCGGTCGGTATCCACGACGTCGACAACGACTGGCTGGCCCAGGAATAACCCCACACACCCCGCCCCGCCTGTCCGCACACCACCCCGCGAAGGAGCCCCCGATGAGCACCAACAGCAACACCACGACCCAGCCCGCCGCCAGCACCACGGAACGCGGCATCGCCATCGCCACCAGCGCCGCGCCCATCGTCATCGGCATGGGCGCACCCTTCCTCGACGGCAGCGCCGCCTTCCTCACCACCCTCGCCTACGGGGCCACCGCTGCCCTCACCACCGCGAATTACATGAACCGGCTCCCACCAGGCCTCCAGGACCATCTGCCAGCCGCCGACATCATCCACACCCACCGCACCCCCCTCGCCATCTCCACCCTCACCAGCGGCATGGCCCTCGCCATGGGCGCCCTCCAAGGGCCGGACGGAGCCGACGCCCTCATGGCCGGTCTCGTCGCCATAGCGGACAAGCCGATCCCTGGCATCGTTTCCCTCGGCTGGTGGGCCGTCGTCGGATTCGTTCCCCTCAAACTCCGCAAGGTCCTCGGACGCATCCGCGTCCCCGAGCAGCCCGTCCCCGCGCCCGGCGTACCCACCCCGGCACCCGAGCCCCTCACCGCCGCCGAACAGATCGCCTACCGCTGGCACCAGATCATCTCCAACCGGGAGACCGGCACCCACAAGGGCCAGAACATCGAGATCCGCACCCTGTCCACGATGCGCTGGCAGGGCACCATCAGCGCCCCCGCAGGCCAGTCCGTCACCGTCACCGCCGACACTGTCTCCAGCGCCTACCAGTCCACCCCCTACCAACTCCCCGCCGCCTGGATCTCCTTCAAGCCCGGCGCCCACTCCGGCGAACGCCACATCACCGTCAACCTGGTTCCGCCGATCGAACTCGACACCAGCACCCTCCACGGCGCCTGGCGGAAGTGGGCCGCCCGCTCCGGCGGCGTCATGGCCGGCACCCACCTTGAGGACGTCCAGACCGACCCCAACACCGGCGGCGAAGTCGCCTACGTCGTCGCCGGCGAGAACCTCGACAAGCTGCCCATCCCCGACCGGGCCGCCCTTGCCGGAGCCCTCCGCACCAACACCCTCCTCTGCTCCTACGCCCCCGTCCCCGGCGACCCCCGCCGCGGCGTCGTCCGCCTCATGAAGCACAACCCGCTCAAGGAAGGCGTCCCCTTCCCCGGCACCCACGTCCTGAAGATCTCCAAGGGCGGCTACGTCCAGATCGGCCAGCACGTCTCCGGGTTCCCCGCCCGCATCCAGTTCGTCGACCCCAAGCTGGGCGCGAAGCACCTGTTCATCGCCGGTGTCACCGGATCCGGCAAGGGCGGCCTCATCCAGATCGTCGCCCTCGCCGACCACGTCAACGGGCACGCCATCATCTACGCCGACCCCAAGGGCTCCTCCAACCCCGACGTGGAGACCATGGCCTGCTACTCCGGGCTGGGCGAAGAGGGCTGCATGGGGGCTCTGCGCGTCGCCTACGCCCTGATGCAGTGGCGGATCGAAGAGTCCGCCCGGCTGAAGATGAAGAACTTCGTCGCCACACCCGAACGCCCCTGGGTGCGCGTCATTCTCGACGAGGCCCACGTCCCCCTGTCCGAACTGATCCAGCACCGCAAGGAAGCACGGATCATCGTCGAAGCTCTCGCAGCCAAGGCCCGCTCCCTCGGCATCATCCTCACCGTCGTCAACCAGGCCGTGAACGCCGACAAACTCGGCGGCTCCACCGCCCTGCGCACCAACGTCATCCAGGGCGGCTCCCTGGTCATGCTGCGTACCGACTCCGACCAGCAGCACCTCGTCACCACCGGCTTCGAAGGCGTCGACCCTGGCCAGATCCCCGCCGCCTGGGACGTCGACCGTCCCCTCATCTACGACGAGACCATCGCCCTCCAGGACCCCGAATCGACCTTCGGTCTCGGCTACACTCTCGGGCCCGGCGGTGCAGCCGAGATGATGCGTGACTTCATCCTCGAGTCCGCCGCTCCCTACATCAACGAAGACGCCATCAACTACCCGGCCGACTGGCCCGACTGGGAGAACCGGCACGAGATCGCCCAGACGTCCATCCTCGGAGACGACGAAGACGATGGCATCGCAATGGAGAGCCTCCCCAGTGGCAGCTCCACCCTCGCCGGCCCGTCGAAAGAGCCGACCGCGGACGAGAAGATCCTGGCCGTCCTTAAGGACGCCGCCGACCCCATGGGTGAGGAAGTCATCTACGTCCACAAGGACGACATTGGAAGGCTCGCCAACCTGACCGCCTCCACCTGTCAGAACCGTCTCTCCGACTTGGTCAAGGAAGGCCGCATCCACCGCATGCCCGGAAGCGGCCAGGCCGTCCGCGGAAAGTACGGCTACGGATGCGCCCCCGACGAAGACAACGCGGACGCGTAGCTCAGGGACCGAAGCGACCAGCCCCCGGACATCACGCCGGGGCTCTCGCATGCCGGGGGGAAGGCGGCTCAGACAAACCCTCGAATGTGCGGCAGCATCAAACGTGTCGGCCCAGACAGGCGCTCGAGCCCCGGTGTCCCCGCGCCCAACTCGAGCCCTCCTGGGCCGACACGCGACCAGCATGCTCCACCCAACCCCAGGGCAGGAGCACCCCGGCCCCGAGCGCGGACCAACCCCCAGACGCGCTCGGGGCCTTCCCACGTCAGCCTTCGTAGTTGTCCGTGTACGTCGGCCCGGTCGGCTCGTCCTCACACCCCTCCCAACGATCCGGCGTCCCATGCTGGATGACCAGGCTGTAGCCCTGCGGCAGACCGCAGCCCTTATCGGCCCACTGGCCGGCCATCGCAGTCCACGCGATCAGCACCACCAGAACAGCAATGATCTTCTGCGTGCGGGTGGGTCTCCAACCGCGTCTCTCACCGTCACTCATGGGGCGCATGCTGCACCCCAACTCGGGCCAGGGGAACAGAAAGCCAGAAATCGGCGATCATCTGTCACAGGCGCGGGGCCAAACAATCACACAACCGAGCGGGAGCCCCCACCGCCATGGCAGCATCCAAACTGAAGCAGGACGAGACCACCGTGCGACGCGCCAAGTTGCTCGCCCTACGTCGCCAGGGTGTCCGCTACGACGACGAACGCGTCCTCGAGCTCGGCTACAGCAGTGCCAGCGCCGCCCGTAAGGACCTCTACCGCGCTCTCGAGGTCCACCGGAACGAGGAAGCGGCGGAGGTCGGCCTGTACCGGCAGCAGGAGAACGAACGCCTGGACTCCCTCCTCGAGGCCGCGTGGCCACGCGCCACACAGCCCCATCCCGTCTTCGACAAGGAAGGCAACGTGGTCGGGGAGGAGATCGACCTGCGCGCCGTCGACACGATCCTCCGCCTCATGGACCGGCGAGCCAAGCTCAACGGGCTCGACATGCCCGTAAAGGCTGAAGTCACCGGCGCGAACGGCGGCCCCCTCCAGATGAGCCAGGCCACCACGGCGGAACTGGAGGCGCTCATCGGCCTCGGACCCGCCCCCACCACGGTGCAGGACACCCCCGGCGACTCCGCCACCGACGATGACCAGGCGGACAGTGGCAGCGCATAACGGCCTGCTGTCCCTCTACCGCAGCCTGCCCGAACAGCAGCGCCTCGACATCGTCCGCAGCGCCTCCGACGATCTGCGTGCCCAGCTCGCCGTCATCGAACGCGAACTCGCCATGGACCGCAGCCCCGGAGCGCTCGCCGCCGTCCTCACCCACGGCAAGGAGATGCAGGCCCGGCACCTCGACATCATCGACCGGATCTACCAGCGCATCGCCGCCGGCGAACGGATACGCGCCATGGTGACCATGCCCCCACGGGCCGGGAAGTCACGGCGCACCTCACGCTGGGGACCCACCTGGTACCTGCGAATGCAGCGAGAACACCGGTTCATGCTCGCCTCCTACGCCGCCCACCTCGCAGACGACCACGGCCGGTGGGTCCGCAACACCATCACCGAAAACGCCACCCTCCTCGGCATCGACCTGCGCTACGGCTCCCAGGCAGCCAACCGGTTTGACCTCGAAGGCCACGAAGGAGGCATGGTCACCGCAGGTGTCGGAGGTGCGCTGACAGGCCGCGGCGCGCACGTCGCAGTGGTCGACGACCCATTCAAAGGCGCCGAGGACGCAGGCTCTCCCACCCAGCGGGAACGCGTCTGGGACTGGTGGCAGGCTGTCCTCCTCACCCGACTCGAGCCCCAAGGCTCCGTACTGCTGGTGAACACCCGCTGGGACGACGACGACCTCTCCGGACGACTCCTCAAGGAAGAACCCGACGACTGGATCGTTATCGACCTGCCCGCCATCGCCCTCAGCGACGACGACCCCCTAGGCCGCCAACCAGGCCAAGCCCTGTGGCCCGAGCGGTACAACGAAGACGACTACGCCCGCATCCGCAAGTCCGTCGGCGAACGCGTCTGGTGGGCCCTGTACCAGCAGCAGCCTCGCCCCCTCGAAGGTGGCGTCTGGCAATGGGCGTGGATCACCGGGAACCGGTGCAGCCTGGTTGCCTTCCGTGGCGTGGATCTGACCCGCGTCATCGTCGCCATTGACCCTTCCGGTGGGTCCGGAACCGCGAATGACGAGACAGGCATCGTGGGCGCCGGCCGCACTGGCGATGGTGAGCTGTACGTGCTGGCAGACCGCTCTGGACGCCACGGCGCGAACGCCTGGGGCACCGAAGCCTGCGTTCTGGCCCTCGAGCTGGGAGCGGACGCGTTCGTCGTGGAGACCAACTTCGGCGGCGACATGACCCGACAGGTCCTCATCCAGGCCTGGCAGGAACTCGAGCGCAGCGCCCGCACGCAGGGCCGCCCGATGCCGCGGATCGTCGAAGTCAACGCCAAGCAGGGCAAACGTCTACGTGCCGAACCGATCGCGCAGCTTTACGAGCAGGGACGCGTCCATCACGTGGGGGAGTTCCCTGACCTCGAGCGCCAGATGGTCACGTGGATCCCGGGTCTCGATAGCCCGGACCGCATGGACGCCGCGGTGCACGCCCTCACTGAACTCGCCGACCCGGCCGCGGCCGCTGTCGGTATCGGCAACTACACCGACCAGCGCCTCCGCGGCCGCCGCTGACCCCCGGACATGCCGAAGCCCCGCGCGATGGCGGGGCTTCCGTGCACCGGAGGCTATTGCTTGCCGAGCCACTTTCGGACGGTCATCCGGTCGACGCCAGCCTGTCGGGCGAACCCGGCCTCCGTGGCGTCGCCGCGGCCGATGAGCGTGATGGCCGCCTGCCGAAGCCCGGCGAGTGCGTTGCTCTCCTCGACTACGGCGGCGAGCCGCCTGCCTGAGAGCTCGCTGACGATGCTTTCGGCGTCCTCGACCATGAGGCGGTAGGCGGCGGTGAACTCCTCGCGCATCTCGTCTTCATCGCCGTCGCAGCGCTCTTCGATCTCGTCGGCCTGACGCAGGAGCTCGTTCATCTGGTCCTCGTCGAGTCCGTGGTCGTCGCCGAGCCAGGCTTCGAGTTCGTAGCGCTGCATGGTGGTCCCCTCCTGGAGCGCCCCTCGCTCCATCTGTAGACCACTCTACATGTACGGTGTAGAGCTGTCTACAGGTC